AGAGTAGTCGCTGGGCCCTTCACAGGGACCTAGCCATGCTAAAACACCAAACCTGGTTACAGGTTGTAAGGTGTCCACCAGCGAAGACTCAACAGCATCATACGGTGTTCTATCCTTGCGGACAAACCACAGGAGTAATGTTTTAATATTACTCTTTTTTCGTGTTCGCTGTTTTTCGATGTAACCGTTATACACAAGCTGATTGTGGTCAACAATCTTTTCCCCTGTTAAAGGGTCTACCACCTTGCGGCGATAGAGGATTTGCCGTTCACAATGTTCAGGTATTACGTGAACACCAGTTTGCGTATTTTCTGAAACAGGTACCAAAGGGAGCCGATTTACCTTTACTAGGCGAATCAATTCCTTCCAGAGTTCCTGCCCGGGGTTACAAACCCGACGTAGGCCATTAACATAATGACATAAATCGTTCTTTCCCATTTTTCCATTATCCTTAATGAAAAATGGACGCACAGGTTTTCCATCATAGAAATCAGCCCCGCAAGACTCTCGAAAGGGTCCGGCGGAAAAGCTTTTTTCATGGTTAACCGTGAATCCAAGGAACGAAAGGAGGTTACTTAAATCATCGTAATATCCGGTTTCGACAATAATGTCGTCGCCGTATACTGAGACAACCGCTTGTTTTCCGCTCACGGCGCGAGCCGCAGCATAAAAGATAATCGACTCAACAGGAAACGTAAAACCATTTCCCATCGAGGCAAACTTTTCATACTTTCCATACCCAAAATCGCCCTTATAATAAGGCGACCTAAGGTCAGTCAGCAGATTAGTCCATTGATCATCAAACAAGTAAGGAACCAGCTCATAGGCAAGCGTGTCAGACGCCATAGCAAGATCGCAAGTAGCAAGATATCCGGTTTTCGAACCGATCTGTGCCAACTGCTGATTTCTGCTTTGGTCAGTCAGGTCAATCCCGACTGTTTTAAGTCTGCGCTTGAAGTAGCCGTCAATCCCTAGCTGGAAAAAAAGATTCCCAGAGGGTTCGGCCGCTATAGTTCTATGAGTTTTCCAAGTCTTCGGCACTACCGTAACTCTGTTACAGTAGCTTACCTTTATCGCTTCATCAAGTTGGGAGAACCCCTTCAAGGATAAAAACGAGATAAGGTACTTAGAGGCCCTGGGCGTTGTAGGAATATGCTTTGATACCTTCATATAAGGTATGGAGCGCCTACGCGGCCGGTCTGACGTTGCACCACTAGATATATAGCACAGTCTCTCGACTTGGCTGTAAAAATCACTCACACCTCCTACGATACGGGATATGGTCGTCCGCATCCGGTCAATCAACGTTTGGGTTACCCCAGGCGCTAACTGCCGGTTTGGATTACCGTCCTCCGCAACGTAGCTATCTCTCAAACGCTCATTCGTCTCGCGACAGATGAGTTCGCCTTTAAAGAAATTTTCGCGTGCATTATTGACGCAAAGTTCTTCATCGGCAAAAGCGGCATTCTTTTTAAAAAATGCAGCTACTTGATGGATAACTCGGTATGAGTCCGCGTTCAGATATTCAAACGCGATAGTGGATGGGATTTCCGAGAGTAGATCATACCGGCGGGCACGCAAGTGCCCTTTGATTAACCGGACATGGTTTGCTTCAAGGAGATCCGCATTGTCAGAAACGTATTTCCCACAGAGGGTAAAAACGTCAAGCTTCGCTTTGCGCGATCGCTTCATAGGTTTGTGCTTCATTGTCATTCTCCATAATGGGGTTAGACATAGGTTCTGTCGATAGTGACAAGTGGAAGGAAATATTCCAATATATTAGGAATGTTCCCCCCAAGATTAATGCGTTCCGAGAACTCATTAGTCTGCAGCAGCTATATAACTTTGGGCCTTTACCAGGTCCAAGAATTTAGTAGATGCTACAAAGTCACGATAGGCTGCGATAGCCGTATCGATATCACCGTCCAATGCTCCGACAGGAACACGGGACGCACACTCTAAAGAGATTTTTGGTTGCATGGGTAACCCGGATGCATCAACTGTGCCTTGGACGACTTTTAAAGAAGAAGTCATTTGAGCATTTAAGTTGGTGTTATCGAAGTTATTTCGCTTTTGTATAACAATTCCTGGTTTAGAAATTGTATGACCAGCGAGTTCCCATTTACGAGAATTCTCAGTGTTTGAGAAGCCCGTCAAAGTTGTAGTACCAATCGTAGTACTCATAATTCACCTCCATGGTGAGTAGTGGGTTAACGTCCGAGAGCTTTCATCAATGCTATTAAGTCGTTTAACTTAAAAACATCAATATTAAGATCGAACGACGGGAAGATTGATGGAATGCGCGCTGATCTCACAGATAGTGAGCCAGACACGGTTCCAGTGACATTATACTTCGTTAAATTGAAAGTAAAAGGATCGGTTAATGCAGGAGCAATACTAGATGTAATCGAGATGTTCTTCGTTACATCAACTCGTGCACCGTAACCAGTTACTATATCCTTATCCAGAGAACGACCGGAAAACCACATCAGCTTAGAGCCAATGTCGAGAAACCAGTCAATTACAAAGCTAAATGGCATCAGTTCCCAAATTGTAACTGGGAGCTCACCGCCAAAAGAAGGGGGCTTAGCCCTCCCTGCTGCGTAACCTCTGTACGAGATGTCCACCACTGTATTAACTGTGGTAGTAATCGTAGACCGAAGCCACGTGAATGAATACACGTCGTCGATCACAACTTTTTCGCTCGCAAAAGCTTTACCTGTCCAAACTGAAGAATTGTTCTTCTCCAGGTGGGCCAGAGCCTCGTTGATTGATAACATATCGTAAAACAAGGGACGCCATCCATATCTTCCTTCTAGCCAAAGCCGAGCCCAATCTTTTGAATTGGTCTTGACTAACATCCGTATGAGACGCTTTAAAGCGCCCCTGAAAAGCTTAATCGCTTCACGGAGTTCAGCTAAGAATGTGAGTGTATCGTGTTTTGCGGCTACTAAAGCAGCCCCAGCACGCGTTACAACGCTGTCGATTTTTGCATCATTTAGATACTCAATCAGATCGCTCTCACTAAAAAGGAATAAAGTACCATTCGTAAACTCAGAGAGTTTATCCGAACGGAGTTTTGGAAAACTCCTAGTACAATGTGATAGGTCGGCCTCAACACGATAATACTCATTTTCACCTGAGTACTTCGCGTCAATTTCAAACTGTGAATAGGAATTAATCGGGAGTAAATCACCCCGACGAATCTTTTTATAAAAGCTGGGAGTATCGCTACCTTCTGTTTTACGATAATGTAAATCGTCGTAAAAATAGTCGGTATACGTACCGCCACAACTTTTAGCCACAGTCATAGAAGTAGTTGAAGGGCTTTCTGAGCCTTCAGTTAAATAGGTCATAATAGGCCTCCAATGTCACCCCAGCTCGCCCGCGCAAGCCGGTAAGCGATAAAATACCATAGGACAATGTCCTACGGGGACC